AACGGTCTGTTCTTCTTGAACTCGAGTATCTTGCCATAAGGCTTCGAGATACTGATGATGTACTCGTAGTCGTTTACTGGGCTAATCAAGATCGATGTCCTAAGAGCACCAGTCGGCGCAGCTGGTGCTTCTCCTGGCGCAGATGCTCGATACGTCGTTTGTGTAAAGGGTATCTTGTACCTGCGTCCTGACTTCGGTCCAGTCATACTTGCAATCATGCCGGTATAAGCAGCACTCACTGCCTTCTGCAAAAATACAGCCAGCATGCGAAAACGCTTCTCCGCATCGTCAAAGCCGGACAGGTCGACCTTGACGGTCACGGTGCCAGGACCTCGATGAGCAGTGGTCCGAAGCGGCGCACGGTAGTCGACACAGTGAACGACAAAGTCAGACGCACGACAGCTGCTGTTGGATATGCAGCAGGGTTGAGGACCGTCACAATGCCCTGTGAGGAGAGAGACTTCGTGAGCGTGGCGCTTCCTCCGCCGAACGAATAAGCAACGCCTGTAAAGGCATTCGTGTATGTCGCCGCCAGAGTGCCTGTCGTGATGTCAATCGGACTACCGTTGTCATCGACCAAGCGGAGCACGTACGTGTGCCAGTCTCCGGTCCAGGCTGCAATCTGCGTGACCTGTTCCGGATCTTCGGTGATCTGTAAAATGTTTACACTCATACTGGCCTCACATACAATCTCAGCGGTCCAAAGATCTGCGTGTCGGTCGCTCCGGTTGTCCTGGTCACAGTCACAGTGTACGTGCCAGATGTGTTCGTGACCGTAGTCGTGAGACCGAATGTCAGTCGACCATTGTCCGCATACGTGGCTGTTCCGCTGTACGTTGCCACGAGTGTTCCACCGGCGTTGTAAACCTTCGCCGATGTTGTCGCACCTGTGATGTCGATGCCAGTGCCATTCGCATCCGTGACCTGAACATCGATGCTTGTGGCGGTGCCGACATTGACATCAAGTGGCTGATCAGCACCTAAGCCATCAGCCAGGAGTTGATAAGGCCCGATGTGAACGCTGGTCGCAGCTGACACAGGAGTCAACAGATCTGCCGAGATGTAGTCGGTGCCGTTGTGAAGCAGAGCGCCTTCCAACTCATTAGCAGCTGCGATGCTTGTTGAGACGCGTACAACGTCAGCATCCACATAACCCGTACCGTCGTGAAGTAATGCACCCTTCAAATATGTTGCGGCTGCTGCATCATTTTGTATGGCATGCACATCAGCATCCACCCTATTGATTCCACCAGACGAATGGAGCGTGACCAGACCTTGCTTGTTCTGTTGATCAGCGCGAAGAAGGTTCAGTCCGTATGTGCCGTTTGCAGTGTAGTCAGTTGTCGCAGCGTTAAATATCGCCGCCGCTGTCTGCGCTGCCGTCAAGCCACCACTACTCAGCGTAACCGTCAGCACCGCCCCGTTAGTACCAGACGCACCACGCACCACGATAGTGACATCACTTGCGCCAGCAGCAAATGCGGCGTTAGGGACATCAAGCCGATACACGCCCGGCACAAGGGAGGAGCTTATCTCAGCGAAGCCACCAGATGACCACGCGCCTGTTGCTGTCTGCGTGACCAGCGTGATAGCCACCGGTGCGCTCTGATTGCGGACGTAGTATGCCGCTAGACCGGAGGTGGCATAGGTGAGACCTGTAGCACCAAGGTAGAGTTCGATTGATTGGGAGGTTGAGCCGGGAGCGATTGTGATGGTGGATGCGTTGCGCTCAGATGGGTTATACGCGCCAACAGAGGATGCAATCTTGAATGTTGCGGATCCGACATCTGGGTTTGTACTTGACCAAGCATCACCAAAGATATCTACAGTCGGTGCGCCTGACAATGTGCCTGTATTCTGTGCGATTGACCCATTGTAAGAAGCCCAGAAATCAAGAGCATATAAACCAGTAATACGGCTGTAGTCAAAGTCCGAACCAAACACGCCAGACTGTGAGTTACTTCCAGCAGCTGGCCCACTCCTATCGGTCGTACACGAAAACCTGTTGTAATCTTCGGTCACAGCGTTAGAGCTTGCATCTAAGCCAATACCAGCAAATGCAACAATTGCATTATTGTAAAACAATGTTTTGTTGGTTGTGTTGGTTGTACGAAGATACAGAGTTGCTGAACCTTGCAGTATGCAGTTGTAAAACGTAACACCATTACCAACACCAGCACCTTCTGATGGATTTGAAATAATCACAGCGTTATTTGTTAGTGTAATAATCGTATCTTTTACAGTTACACCTAAATCAAATGTTGACCCAGTGGCTGGACTGACAATGTTTAATCCCGCATATCCATTGAAGATTACACATTTATCAAAAGTGGCATTGATTGCTGTCGTTGTAGTCGTTGTAACAAATACACAACTTGCACCTGACGCGCGTCTGTAATGTGTAAATAAACATTTTTCAACTGTGTAATTTTTGCTGTTTAGGAAGTGTGCTATACCTGTCCCGTTAGTTGTCTGATATCCCTCTATGTGCAAATTACGCAACGTGAAGTAGGTCTTATTGTCACAGGTCAAAGTCTGGCTTGATGTCGGTGTGCCAGTGTTATCCGTCGTAAACGTCGTGATGCGAACACGTCCAGCGGTTACACCTGTAAACTGTGCGGCTGTAGGGTCACCAGCCACTACCAATGTATTAGACACACTCGGCGTAATGGACAAAGTCACCGTACCGCGATAAGTGCCGGGAGCGATATAGATGGTGTTCGTTGCATCCGGTAACGCGGCATTTGCAAGGGCATACGCAACCGTTGCCCACGCTTGACCAGTGCCTGAGCCAGTGCCTGTATTGCCATTGTTACCATCGGGTCGAACGTAATAAGTTGCCATTACTCGGCATCTCCACTTGTAATCTGTTGAGCCATCACAACAGCAAACTGTCTGACAATCTGCGACTGAAACAACTCATCCTGTGTGACCCACCATAAATTGACACTGGTTCCATCTGGCCCAAATGTACCTATAAGGTTGTTTGAATCGTCGTAGATATCGCCAAAGACACGCCAATCGGTTGATGGTGCTGGTTCCTTGACAATGTCAAAGTTTACAAAGTTCATTTGCCCACCTTCAGCGAGTTCGCATTCGTACCCTTGAACGGCATCGTGAGGAAAGCCAGCACACTGGACACCGCAGCGGAGACACCAGCCGCTACCGCCTTGCTTCCGTAGAGTGCCAGCACTGCGCCCAGCTCGGAGATGTCCTTCGCTTCGCTTGTCCGGACGCCATCACCGAAAACGCTGGTAAAGGCAGCTGTAAAAGCCACGATCACAACGACCACGAGTCTCTTAACACTGATACTGTTCATCTTTGTATGATCGCCTCCAAAGCGGAAACCTTGTTCTCAAGTTTACCGAGTCTCTGTTCGATGCGGCGCACTTCCTGCTGTTGTCCATCGAGCGTTGAGATGATGTGTGCCACCTGAGTCTCCAGGCGCGTCAGCCTGACCTGTAGTGCAACCCAAGCGGCACCGATACTCACCGTCGTGATAAAAGCTTGGATACCAATCTGCACCCACATCTCTGGACTCATAGACTCACCCCACCAATATCTGTACTCATATCATGGTGCGATGGAGTCGATGCGTACCACCACGCAGTGGATATACGTGCGGTTACGTGTGGTTTACGTGCGGTTGCGTGCGCTACCCGTTTGTCCTAGCGCGAAGTCCTATGGTTTGACTGACTGCGTTCGTGTGGCCGTAGTCGCTGCCGATGCACTCATAGTATGGCGCTAGGTTCTGTGGATTCCCGGATGTGTATATCCTGTCATCGGCACGAACTTCGATGTCTGGTGAGCATGTGAGCGTCCATGTACCAGACTGCTCGATCATGCCACCGACAACGCCTTCGGTATCGCCGGTGTTGGATATCGTGCCACGAATCTCAGCGACCTGTATCCAGTGCTGTGACACGCCACCGATGCCATCTGCCTGATTGACGGTCCGCCAGATCGCGACACGGTCCGCGTAGGAATACGCTTGGATCGCGTTCTTGAGCGCTGTGGAATAAGCTGCTGGAATCATACGAACACCATGGGTGAGAAGCGCTTCGCCTGGTCGAGACAGTGCTCACGGAGCACGGCCATTTTCGCATCGACCTGGCCGTCCTTCACATCGATGAGGTGCGTGATGCTGGATGCTTTGCGAATCCAGCCCTGTCGCGCAGCTGTGCGGATGTCATAGCGCTCAACGTTCGCGGGACCGATGTCCTGCCATAGAAGGTCGCCTGATCCGTCATTGACAGAATAGCCAAGTGTCCTGGTCCACTGCGGGAACTGCGGTTCCGTGGCGCTCGATGTCCCTGCGATGACGCACTGGTAGAGTCGACCATTAGCAACGGTTGGAATGACGATGTCCCCAACGACGAAGGCTGTGGATGCAGACCATGGAGTCCAGCGAGCGTGATCGTCCACGAGCTGCTGTAGTGCAGTCGAATCCAAGAACGGATATTGATCGGATGCTGTCATCCATGCGAGTCGGTCGAGTGCTTGAGTTCTTGTGAGTGGCATGTGTACATCCTAAAAACAAAAAGGGAACGGGATAACCCGCTCCCCTTGACTGCGAAGTCAGACAGCCTACGAAGCGGCAGCCTGGAGAACGATGATGGAACCAGGAACCTGATCGGCCACTGTTGCGGTGACGTTTCCGACATCGAAGCAGTTGAACGCATAGCGCTCGGTTGCCTTGAAGGTAAGCGCATCCTCGATGAACTTGACCTGGTCGGAGACCTCAACGCTTACACCACGACGATCGCCGAACGCGACACCCTTGGAGAGATCTCCGAGGACTGCCATCGTCTTGGATACGCCGGTTGCGCTTGGCATGTTCTGAACGAAACTGATCGGGATACCGAACAGCGTTGGTTCAGGACCATAGGCATTCTGGATGTCCATGATGCTGTTTCCGGACAATGCGATCAGCTTGTCTGCGACGCCGTTGTAGAACACCTGCTTGTGCATGTACCAGCGTGGCTGCGTGGCATATGGCTGCAGTTTCGCGACCATCGACTGGAAGTTCGCGAGCGTAAAGCTCGAGAGTGCAGTCTGTGATCCGGATGGACCGACAACCATCGAGGCGATGCTGGAGAATGTTCCAGAGAGTGCCTTGATGCGTGGCATGATTCCGGTGATGGAACCATAGGTGCTCGTGCCATCGCCCTGGAACGCAGCTGCATCCTCAGCCAAAGCCAATCCGTACGCGAAGTCCTGCGCCAATGTTGCGCCGAAGTCGATGACGGTGTCTTCGTTAAGTTCCTTCGACACGATGGTCAAGATCGCGAGTTTCTTCGCGGTCAGTGCGACCTGTGTAAAGGTGATGTCGCTCGCGGTGATGGCGGTTGCTTCATTCGGGTAATACGTGGTCGTTGATGTCGATGCGTTCGGGACATTGAGGACGTCAGATGTCATCGGATAAATACGTGAGAAGCGACGCGCTACACCGTACTCGTTGCGAAGCCAGATCAGGCTGGACGAAACGATCTCAGGGACCGTAAATCCACCAGCGCCGTTGTCACCTTCGGTCTGTGACTTTACGCCATGCTCATTACACCACTTGGCTGCTTTGGCATTTCCGAGGACCGTACCACGAACCCACTGGCCGAATGCGTATGCTTTGAAGTTTGCTTCGTCACGGGTTCCAGGGAATGGATTCTTGACTACACTCCCGGACTTCCATGGCTCAGACTTCGGCGCAGCTTCGGATGCTACAGGAGCAGGCACGTTGCCGAACTCGCGGAGCATTTCGATGCGCTCAGAGAGAGACTTTGCGGACTGGTGAAGGCGATTGGCTTCGGCCATGTCGCCGCCGTTGATGAGGACTTCTTTAGCGGCAGCGATTGTAGACTGGCGCTGTCCTTCAAGTTGTTCGATTGTCATTAACTTAACTCCAAGATCATGAGCTCACGGAGAAGTGCGGACTTCGCATCCTCGATGTCGCTCGAGTATTCGACGATGGTGACATCTTCGCTCGATACTTCGTCTCGAAGTTCGTTCCAGATGGTTTTTGCGAATCTTGTCGACTCGCTACGTGAGAGACGAACTGCATCCCGCAGACGTCGCTCCACTTCTCGGATGGATGTCGGACGCTCGAGCATAGCCTTAAGGCTTTGTGCTTCCGCTGCCGGATCCTTTACTTTGCTGTTCAGTTCCTTGGCACGAACTGCGAATGCATCGATGATGGCATCCACATGTCCACTGCCGAGTCCACTGTCATATGCAGCTGTAACACCTGCACAGAGACGCTCGTAGAGCGCCTCAAGTCCTTCATGGACCATTTCCTTGTCAAGATCGCCGTAGACGTTCTCAACGAAGGTCGCCACGTCTTCACCAGGCGCGACTGGAATCATCATCTCTTGTTCTTCCATAGCATAACCTTCCATGTCGCCATACATGTCTTTTAGACTTTTGACCATGTTCATCGGTTCGGCAGGTGTCGGTGTGAGCGATGCCTCACCGATTGGCCAGCGTGTGATTTCGTAGCGCCCATCAGACATCTTCTTCCGCTCGACCATGTGACCCGTGGCTCCGCTTGAATATCCAAGCTTGCCAGACTTCGCGAGTTCCTGAATCATCTTCTGGTACGAATCGGCCATGTCGACCTGACTCTCATACCAGAGACCTTTATCGTCCATGGTGATGTATCCGGTTCCGATGCGTGACTTTCCGACCTGCTTGTCCTGTCCGTGATGATAGTAGAGGTTCATCGGCACTCTCTCACCAGACTTCATCGGTCGTCCGAAATCAGTGCTCGCTGTGAAGTAGTCGCCCTCGAGGTCGGCGCCGCCGAAGCGCACCAGGTAACCACGCACACGACCATTGTCATCTGCCTTGATTGCATCACCGAAGGATACCAAAGTCTGCATCATAACTCCTTGACCGGCACAACCACGGCCTGTGGTCCCCACTCATTATTCGGCACCACTTTGCCAAATGCACTGAGAGGTGTGCCTGTCTCCCACAAACGATACCGCGAAGGTCCAAGGACCTGCCGACGCTCCGCTTCACTGAGCATACGAAACTGTTCCTCTTTGTCCGGCATCTCTTCCGGTTCATCGAAACTGCCTGGCGGCAGTCCTGCGAGTTCAGCGTATGTCGGTGTGATTGGAATCACCGTACACCTACAGTTTGGATGCGAAGGTACAACATCTGCAACAGGATTCGGATCTCCGTGCAGTGACCAGCACACTGGACACACGTTCACATCACCCGCTGATATGCGGCGCCAGCCACGAACGATGCTCAGGTTCGCCTCGAAAGTCTGTCGCTGTGCTTCTCTGTTGGCACGAATCATCTCTGTTCGTGCGATGGTAGCAGCTCGTGAAGGCGCGAGAGTTTCGTACGTCCTTGCCATGCGTCGTGCGACCTGGAGCGGATTGAGACCCTGCGCGATGCCGATCGTGACGTGATCGAGCGCGAAAGGTCCTATCGCTTCGAACAGCAGACCGAGCGGTGAGCCGTCAGCGGCGAAGCCGACGACGTTCGTTATCGCTTCGACAGGGAGCCGGTTCCACATCAGATCAGCGGTGAGCGACACCGACGAAGGAACACCCGCGACTGCTCGCACGAGATCCTCCTGTATGTCCAGCGATAACTGTATGGCGCGTCGTTGACCGCCTGTTGCGATGTCGGTCGCCTGTGGCGCCCATCGTGCGACTTCATCAGCCATCTGGACATTGAGCGCCTCGAGGCGGAGCATGTACTCGGAGAGACCACTGATGTCCTCACCTGCTGCCTGTGCCTCCTCGATGGCGGCTGTCACCGCTTCGAGGCGCTTGAGGTTGTCAGCCTGGAGGACACTGTACGTCCTGCTCATCTCGGAGAGAGCAGCGTTCTCACGATATCGGAGCTTATTCCGATACGACTCATTGACTTGATAGATATCAGCCATCGGTGTCAGTCAGCTCGTATCCGTAGTACGGGTGATAACTCTTCCCGTTCTCCTTCGGCGCCATCTTTTTGAGAATCTCTTTGCGCGCAGCTGTGGACCATCTGTAGCCAGCATCGCCACCCCATGCCGCCCATGCCACACGACCGGCACTAGGATAACCATCCTCACCTGGCCTGAAACCTTCCGCCTGTTTGTCCACTTCGTGACGTCGAAAGAAACTGTACATCCGAAGGACAGTCGACTCACTGAGCTTTTCACCGGAGACGATCTGATTCGCCCTGGCCCATGCGACAGCGGTCCCGCCATCACGACCAGCATCACGCCACTCGATGGCGCGCTGTGCTTCTTCCTTCATGTCCTTCGACGGGATGAACTTCAGCCCTGGCTCAGATGCATCGTCGAATGCTTTGGTCTCTTCCTGGCGCACCGTGACAGGCAACAGCCCGAGGTGCTGGATACTGTTTAGACCGACAGCCTGGAGTGCAGCCTCTGGCTCGAAGCCAGCACGAATCAAAGCACCGGCAGCGCCGACCAGCTTCGCAGTCTCATCGGCAGTTCGAGCTGTCGATACTGGCGCAGCATCAGGGACCATGAGCTCCTGCGCGCCGATCTGCACAGGGACAGCAGTTGGATGGTAATAACCTTCGTCATCATCCGAAGGCGTCACGCCAGCGACACGCTTCGCGGTTGCTAGGTCCACGATGCCACTCTTGTAGAGTCGCTCCGCTCTCTCTGCGTCCTCATTGAGGTCAGCCTGGAGTGATGGAACATTCGCCACATCAAACTCGAGGTAGTCGCCTGGCTGCGTCTCTTCGTAGTCCGGTAGCAGTGCGATGGTGAGCGCTTCTGACATCTGACGCATCAGCGGAATCATGCCATCAGTCCACGCTGATCTAGTCGCCTGCTCGAGGTTGCTGTAGGTTGCGCGCTCGAGGCCACTGCCGAGTTGAAGGACCAAAGGATTGAGACCGAGAGCTGCACACACGCGCTCCTCCGGTTTGCGCCGAATCTCATCGAACGCCATCTCGGATGGTTTGTGTGAGACCTGCTCGACCTTGAATGGACCAGTCATCACCAACACGCTGCCGGCATTGTCGCCAGTGAAGTCCTGCTGTAGTTTCCGCTTCGTCTGTCTGGCATCGTCTTCGGACAAATCCTCGACACCGCCCTTGTAGTCTGGTCCGACCATGATCGATGGCATGCCACCGTTTCGCACCATGCCGAATGCAGCTGATGCAGCGACGTTGTCGGTGGCGATCTCGCGAAGGACAGACGTGACAGGAGAGCGCCCGAAGCGAGAGTCCTGCGGATCTCGACCATACCGAATGTGAATCAAGTCCTCGAGCGCGATGTCGTACGACGTGCCATCGACCGTGTACTGATACTTGATGAGCGGATTTACTTTGTTGCCGACAGGTCTCATCATGTCAGCCGCCAAGTATTGCAAACCAACGACACGACCAGACACGCGGACCTTCCTAAAGTAGGCGTTTCCTAGCAGCTGGTAGTCTGGAAGAATCCACGACCACACGAGCGATGGCGGCACGTTCGGTGTTGGCTGCGCGAGCAGCTGTAAGATCGGGTGATCTGCGACTGTCTCGACCTGTCCATCAGGCATCGGTCGACGGACGACAGGAACACCCTGCGACCAGTTACGAATGTACCAGTCCATGCCGATAGCGACGATGCTGTTCAGCATCAAGTCGCCAGCCTGGTTGCGCCAGTTGAAACTCGAGCCTGGAAGGTTACGTGTCAGCAGGGACCAAAAGTCGCCGTTACCTGTGCCGGTGAAATAGGACGTCTGTCGCTGAATCAGCGGCGGCGGAAGCAGTGCATTTGGCGCGGCAGTTGCTTTGCCGATGAAGCGATCGAAGAGTCCCATGTGACTATTGTGTCCTTATCATGTCTTATACTGCACCCCACCCACCGCCACGACCGACGAGCTCGTCGTAGGCGTCAGTCAAAGCGTCGACGATGTCGTCATTCTTCCCCAGGGGAAATGTTCGCATCTCATCGAGTAGTGTACGGTTCCAGTCAGCTGCGACCATGTAGACATTGCCACCAGCGACCTGCGACGCGAACGGTTCAGCCCTGACATCCTTCGAGCCTGTCACCGGCAGGACTGTCACTGCACTACCATGAAGCAACCGAAGCATGTGCATGGCTTGACTCTTACCAGCCTGACCCGGATCCTGCGGTAGTCGGATCCTGATGCCACGGCCATCGAGAGCAGCTGTCTGCTTTATAACTTTATCGCGCTGGTCGGTGTCATACTGGCCACGCACGACATCGAGAATCCAGATGCGGCCATCAGCATCACGACCCATCTTGACGCCGACAGTGTAGTCACCACTACCATCTGTCGCTGCGAGGTCCCAGGCGCGGGACATCTTCTGGATGTTCGGTGTCGCATGCTCGATGGTGATACGGTCTGACTTGAAGAATGACCCCTCGCGAGGTGTCGGATGTTGCTGGTACAAAGCACTCCACCCGTAGTCTCCGGAGTTCGCGACCATGACCTCCTTGATGCGTCCTAGTTCCTTCACGTCGTATCGTTCTGGCCACAAAGCTTCGCCAGGCATTCGACCGATCTGACACTTCTCCTCGGCTATGGCTGGAAGGTTTAGCACGGTCCATCGATGAGGTTCCGATGAGATTGCGCGAGCGGTGATGTCGTCGTGATGCCACCTGGTCGAGACGATGATGAGAGCGCCCTTTGGTTCGAGCCTGGTGTAGAGGTCGTCCGTGTACCAGTCCCAGGCCTTGTCACGATACAGAGCAGACTCCGCATCCTCTCGAGATCGAATCGGGTCATCGATGATGATGCGCTTGAAGCCGACACCGGTTGGAGGTGAGCCGACACCACGCGCCATGAAGGTTCCGCCCTCCGGCAATGACCATTCGTCCTGTGCTGCGTTGTCCTTCGCGAGCTTTGTCCTGGACGAAACGATCTGTCTGGACTTCCTTGAGAAGCGTCTCGCGATGCGTTCATTGTAGCCAGTGACCAGCACGTTAGCAGACGGGTCCCGCTCGATGCAATAGGCGCCATATCGCACGGTCACTGTCTCAGTCTTACCGTGGCGCGGTGGCATGTGGATCGCGAGTCTGTCGATCTCACCACGCTCCACAGCGTCAAGGTGTGAAGCGATGGCGATGAGATGCCGAGCTGTAAAAGACCAACCGGGCGGGAGAGTCTCTCGAAGGTAGTCGAGATAACAGAGAGCCGTCTGCGCGCTAGTCTTCGTTTGGGCCTTCGCTGGCTGCGGACAGAAGTTGAACCGAGAAAGTTGCAATCTTCTCGTAGAGAGCTGCAATCTGCGCGGCGCTTTGTCCATTGATGTACCTCTCGCTTTGTGTCGTCCTAGCGATGACCTGTAGTGCTTTGAGGTTGTCCTCGAGGACGGACGCCAGCAGATCATCAAGTGACACAGCTGGTGCCTTCGGTGTTTTACTTGTTACCGACGCGTCGGAAACAGGTTGTGAGTTTCCGACACTTGACGACATGCGATCACGGATTGTGATGATAGTCGTTCGTGGTAAACCATGAAGCCTAGAAACAACCGTCGGTGTCTGACCCGCCATCAAAGCAGCTTCGACCCGTGCGATTGTTTCTTCGTCGTAGATATTTGGACGTGCCATGTTTCTATTCTGGCTCATCCTGACGCACTCTGCGCCTGTAGTGCAGCTGCCCGTGGCATAAGTAGCACAACACCTGGACATCCTCCATCAGCTCACCACCGAGTCTGATGTATGTGATGTGATGCACATCGAGCTTATAGCCGTCATCCTGTCGACGGCCACACTGCTCGCATGTTCTACCTGACCGCTCGAGCGCCTTGGTCCTGATGTCCTGCCACCGCTGACTCCGCATGTACTTGCGACGATAGTCGCGCCATGCTTCATCGACCTGGTCACTGGACGCTCCGATGGCCTTGAGCAGACTGTAGGTGTTTGACCATGGTTTCGCCATGATGGTCTTTATGATGTTGTCCGTGTCCATGTGATCTCATCCTTGACCGGGTGATCTTCGCCATACATCCAGTCAGTCGCGAACAGCGACTCAGGATCGAGTGTGAGACCTTGTAGAGTCTTAGACTCTGTCCCTGTGTGCATCACGAATGCCTCGAAAAGGTCGGAGTATCGGATGTAAACATCGTGATCAAAGCACACACGTGTGATCGGTTTGCCATGCATCAAGTGTTGAATAACTTCAGAGAACTTCATTCGATAACCGTCCAATCTCGCGCCAGGACATCATTGCCTGATAGTGTCGCGAAGCCCTTGCACCTCCACACGTTCGCGCCATCGAGCTCGTATCGCATGAGTGCAGATTCGACCAGCTGAAGCTTGAAACGAGCGCCATCACGCCACACAGGACGTCCTGCGCGTACATCTGTCATGATTGACTCGAAGCTCTTACGGCCACCATGATTGTTTTGTTTCTTCCCGACAGATTCCTGAAACTCCACACGCAGTGAAGGTTCGCTCATCATCCATCGATTTATCATCATTATTGGATAACCGACGACTTCGGCTGCTTTGCTTCGTGTCTCACCGCTTGCGATGAGCTCCGCCCACTTGATCACGGTCGCTGTCTTTTCATCGAGCGAGATGTAAGGGTCCATTTTCTTGACTGGCCTGTCTGGATTTTCTTCATTGATCCATCGCTGGACTGTCCCGCGTGTCATCTTCATGATCTGCGCGGTGCGGCTGATGCTGTTACCAGCTGCTCTGAGTTCCTTGATTTGCACCAGGAGTTGTGTTCGCTCCTCGAGCTTTGTGTTCTTCGACATTGATTCTCCCCTTCAAAGTAAAAGACCAGGCACACCGTTCGGATGATGTGCCTGGTTCGTCAGCGAGTCGTTGGCAACCGGGAGAGGTTACTCGCTGGCGTCTTCACCGAATGGATCGCTGATGTCATCGGTCTTGATGGTTGGCTGTGCGATCTTCGTGAGCTTTTTCTTTGCAGTGACTGGAGAGACGCTGATGATGGCGTTCGTGTTGTAACCACGCGTGTTGATCTTCGCGTCGACTGTGACCATCCACTCCTTCGACATGAGTGAGTCAATGTCAAGGTCGTGAAACTCAGCGGCAGTCAAGCGGCGTCCAAGCATGCCATCAAGCAGGATGGTGAGTGCTTGCTTGTCGTTGCCATATCCCTGGCGTGTGAACTTCACAAAACGAAAGGCGTTGCCGTTGGTGTCGCCATACTCAGTGGTCTCAAATGTAAACCGGAAGTTCGGAAGCATAACATTCGGATCATCGTACGATGGTCGGTCGATGCTCTCGACGTTTGCGAGACGACAGACATAAGAGCCTGCGACAGCTGCTTCGAACTGTGATGCGCCATCGTTGAACGTGGCGTTTGAAAAGAAACCCATAACTCTATTTCTCCTTCGGTCTATAAGACCACTCTGTGACAGTGCTGGCTCAGTTACCAATCCAGAAGGTGTTTCCACCAGCACCATCAAAGTTGACATTACCAAACATCAAACCATCTGTCAAACATAAAGTTGATGCTGTTCCTGTGGGCCAGCGTAAGCGCCCGGCCCGCAGGAGCAGTTTCAACTTAAGACCCCTAAGCGAGCACACTTACATGCTCGCAGGGGGGGTTTCCAAAGGGGGGTTTTATTCAGTTGTTCCCGTTTTATAATACTTAAGGGCGGAACAGGTCGGGAACAGGTCGCGGGAACAACTGAATCGCTTAAAGTAGACCTGTCGGACGGTACATTTTCGCGTTGCGTGGACCCTTGTCAAACGCCACGATTCGACTCGCTTCGAGGTCCGCGAGTGTAGCCGCCACGACTGATTTTCTACTGCCACACAACTCGACCAAACGCGACTGTGAGATGCCTGGTTCGCCACTGATGAGCTCAATGAGCTTCGAGCGGATCTCCTGTGTGATGACTTCGCTCCTAGCGCCAGCGTCAAGCGTCCTGACCTTCGTGAGACCATCCTCATCCCGGATCTCGAAGGTCACATCGATGGCGTCCTCATCACTGATCAGTCGACCTTTAGTGACGTACATGCGATACAGGCCGTTCGCTTGCTTCTCAACAGAGAACGCCATGTCAGCAGCTGCGACAATCTCCGCAGCACCTCGCATACCTTCGTGTTTGACCGTCGAGTCAGTGCCACCCTTGCGATTGTGGTGAGCGATCAGGACAGTGATGCCGACGTCCAACAGTTTCTTGAACGAGTCGTAGAGTTTCCTCATCTGACTGTTATCGTTTTCGTCCAGGCCATGCACACGCACCAGAGAGTCAATGAGCACCAGACCAATACCCTGCGACTGGCAATGCTTCACGATTCGTTCGACATCGAGCACATTGTCCAGCCTGATGCCGACTCTGTTGAGGTAGCCCATTCCTTCAGCCGAACGCATTCCGAGCTTCCTCAGCCGCTGTAGGACCTTCTGGACACCCATCTCCTCATCGATGTACAACACTTTGGTCTGAGGGATGTCGAACTCGTTCAGCCACTTGTCGCCGAATACAGCTGCACGAATGAGATCGCACATCACCCACGTTTTGCCACTGCCTGGCGGTGATGACAGGTAGTGCAGTCCGCCAGTCGACAACACGTTCGGAATCAGCCAGGACTGCGCTCCGAGTTTCTCCTCCTCGACCTCCATGCGTGTCCAGTCCCAGACCTCCCAGGGAGACATCGTCTCTCCGCCCGGCAGATCGTCGGGGACATTACCCTGTGCCCACTGGACCCAGAAGCGGCCAGTGGTCTCACGGATGAGTTCAGGCTCGAGTGGAGGTTCGCAGTATGTGTCACTCCACCAGATGCTGAAGATGTTCGCCTGGTCAATCGAGAAGCGCTTTGCTCGCAAGAAACCGAGCAGTGTGACCAGCGCATTGTTTCGTCCGTTGAATGGTCCACCCGATGCAGGTTGTGGCTGAAATAGCCGGTCCCAGTGGTGCTCACCATTTGCCACGACGCGAGCATGCGTCGCCATGTCTCCAGCCACCATGGCGCGGAGATCGTCTAAAGAAAGTTCGTCCATTTTAGTCCTAGTCCAAGAATGTCTGCGTGTCCAGCGCAGTGGTTACGAGTTTACGGCACTCTTCGGCATGTGCGACCATGCCCATACCTCGCATCTGCTCGATGCCGATCACCGTGTGATTGAAACAGTACAGCAAATAGTCCCCGTGCTTGTACTTGCCAAGATTCCAATTGCCGCGCTCGCGCTTTGGGAGGTCTCCCGCTTTGGCGGCAATCAAAAGGCGTGACCACTCATCGCCCCATGGATGAGTGGATGTCGTCTCCTCGACGATTCTGGAGGCTTCTGGTGGATACTTTGCGAGTTCCACCAACCGAGGTAGTTCGCGATTCTTCCAGTTTAGAGTTCCAGGAACTCGTAGGATTCTTGACGGGTTCTTGCACTTGACGTCAGCGGACGCTGAGAGTGTGAGCATCCAGCGTTCAAGCAGCTGCACGAACTCGCGCTGTTCTGTTGGCTTAGTCCCAATGCCAGCCATTTTGAGTCGACGGTAGCAGTGGAGACCTCGCCCCGAGCGTACCGCGACTGTAACCTTAGCAAGTGTTGCAGTCTGATCCAGACCATCAAGGTCATCAATGTCGCACCAAATAGTAGCAGCAGTATGGACATCATTGTCCCGTCCTCCTTTTCGCCAGCGTGGAAGCACACCGACGTACACATCCTCTCCAGCGTCACTCCACTGGATACACGCTTCGCCGATGCCGGTCCAGTCTGCTTCCGTCCTTGGAAGTTCCCAGAAACGCATCTGCACCTTGCCCTGATTCATCGTTCGGATCTCGACGAAGCCGTCAGAGTACGGCTCGAAAAGCCATGACAAAAATGTCACGGCCTGTGAAACTCTATTCATTTCTACCCCTTATAATCCCTGCATGTCCAAACAGGTCCCAACACATTACCGCACTCACACTGTCCAGCCGCTCGAGATCATCGAGATGTATGGTCTCGACTTCAAGCGAGGGAATGCTCTCAAATACCTTTTACGCGCAGGTTCTAAACCTGGCGAAGATAAGACCGACGATTTGCTGAAGGCTGTCTGGTATCTCATCTGTGAGATGCACAGCATCGAGCTCGCCGATGAAATCAATCAACAGCTATTAGTTGATTCCACTCGCGATGCCTAGGTATTCGCACGTCGCCTCAACAGCATCGTGCCACGAATAGCACACCTTCCATTTGTATGCGTCACCGACCGTGTTGCGGAACGCGAACTGTCCTGGCGTGAGACGGTTCTTGCCAGCCTTCATCTCAATCCACATCCCGCAGTGCTGCCCCATCTGAATCGGGATGAAGATGTCCCACACGCCAGCCTTGAGTCCTTCGGACTTCATGCGGCCAGCTGTGGCCTTCGAGCGATAGCCACCATTTGGCACAGCGAAGATTGTGCCTAGGCGCGAATCACTTCCCGCCATGACTCGGCACCAGTTGAAATATGCGATCTGTTGTTCTGATTCGTTCAAAGTTCCATCCTCTCAAATATCTCCGCCAGCACGTCTGCACCAGCAGCCACCCGAAGTTTGTCAATGGCGCGCACCTGTATCTGCCTGATGCGCTCGCGGCTGTAGCCGATCAGTATTCCGACGTCCTCGAGTGAGCGACCATCCGACAGACCATCGAAGCCGAAGCGAAGACGAAGACATGCAATCTCTCGGTCCGTGAGGACCTCCATGACCGTGCGCAACTGCGCGTAGAGGATCTCTTTGTCCAGGTGTTCACCGACCGGAGGTTCTCCTGATGGCAGAAAGTCGTATCGGCTTTGGCCGTACGCGTTCGGTTCATCGATGCTCGAGACCAGCTTGACGTCGTGCTGGAGGATTTCCGTCAGCGACTTCACATCAAGTGAGTCGATTTGCTTGTGAAGGTATCGCGGGTAAGTGTGCACGACCTCACGGACGTACGCGAGAAGTTCCGCCGGTGTTGGAGTCTCACCGTGCTTGACGATGTACTCCTGTCGCGAGACTCTGATGTGCGACAGTTTAGCGATGGCGTGTGACGGTAGACGGATGTCTCGACCACGACTCTCAATACCGCGACCGATGGCCTGGCGAACCCAGTTGGTCGCATAGGTCGAGAAGCGGTGACCGAGTGAAGGGTCATAGCGCTGGACCGCGTGATGTAGTCCGAGCATGCCATCGGTGAGCATGTCTTCATGTTCGCATCCACGACCACGAAACTTCTTTGCGATCGCGCTGACCATGCGGACGTTATGGTCAATGAACTCAGCGGTCGCTTTGTCTTTGTCACGCTGGACACCACTCTGGACCATGCGTCCGAGAAAGAACTCCTCCTGTGGCGTCAGGAGTCCAGTGGTGCTCGTGCGTCTGCTACCTCTGTACTGTGACCATGTATTGATGGCGTCAGTCACGAGCTTGCATCGCCTGGTGTGCACGGTGATCTGGTGAGTTTGGTGTGTTCCAGTCGGACGCCATCGCGCATGCTGTCCACACAGCCAGGACAACCACGACGAAGCTGCCGACCATCTGGATGCGGCGCTTCGTCCGGAGGCGGCGCTCGCGCTTGAGCTCACGCTGTGAGCAGATGTCACAGATGCGATGTCCACGACCATAAGGCACCGCGTTCGTGCGATGGCATTCGATGCATGTAAGTTTGATGTTTCTTGTGTCCATTGTCCTAGTCCTATTCTGTCTATTGCGGGAGAGTCTGTCCTGTGCGCTTGCACAGGATCCACAGCTGCACTTCGTATTCACTGCGACCGATTGCATCAGCGATACGCTTGACGGTCGACTGTCTGACAGCATGAGCGCCGGAGAGCATCCGACACACTGCCGATTTGTGGATGCCGAGTTTCTCAGCGATATCCACCTGTGTATGTCCGTAAATCATGTCATCGTTATACACACAGTTGACACAGTATGTCAACCCGTGCTAGGATGTCGATGTGATTGGACATCACGACGAAGGAAAAAGACAATGGAACAAACACTTACAGAGAACGGCGTCATCGTTGACACAGCTCCAGCCGGTACATGGACAACAGCAGCTGCATGGGCGGAATCATTGATCATGTTCAATGCGTTCGCGGACACATGCTGGTCTGTTGAATCAAAGACAGACACCACTGCAATCATCATCGTTCAGGGTGATGCATACACTTACGAAATCAACTAAGGGGGACAGGATGACACAGGAACGGGTTGACTTGACGTGGAGGTGCGGCCATACCGCACACATAATGGTCGGATATACGCAGGGTGACCTCAAATACAAAATGGCCATGATGGCGTCGACGCTCCAGATCTGCGCCGCGTGTGAGAACAAGCGCTCAATCGAACGCGCATGGTCACTGACACAGCGAATCCTAGAACCGAATCCGATTGTGATGAGCGGTTCGGAGAAACAGATCGAGTGGGCACGTTCGATTCGCACCACGAAGTACGAATCACTCGCACATGTCCTTGACTGTCTGCGTCAAGCGTATGAGACACGCCAGGACGAATGGCCAGCGATCGCACGGGCAATCAGCCCAGTGGTCAATGATGTCAGCATCTGGCGGTCCTACAGCCAGTCAGGCGCCATCATCGATAGGCGCAACATCAACTGGACGACAGCGTTTAGGAACGCGCTCAGTCGGGCAGGCTTACACATAGGGGGTTTGAAATGACAATGTCGGAGACAATCGGTGCAATCGCACCAGCGCTGGTCAAGGCCCAGGCTGAGATCAGGCCAATCATCAAGGATTCCACGAATCCTGCGTTTCGCTCGAAGTACACATCACTCGATGCCATCATGGAGGTCGTTCGACCAGTGATGGCGAAACATGGTCTATTCGTTGTGCAGTCGGTGCTGGACACCATCGACGGTGAGCACAGCACCAGCATCATGGTCGAGAGCCGTGTCATTCACAGCTCAGGTGAGTGGATCGCTGGTGTCGTGCAGGTTCCTGTGATGCAACAGACCAGTCACGGATTCGGGTCAGCACTCTCGTATGGTCGACGCTACAGCCTCAGTGCGCTTCTGTCGCTCGCATCCGATGAGGATGACGATGGCAATGGAGCTGCACAGGCACAACAACAGGCACGGCCACAGATTAAGCCAGGACCGCCACAGCAGACTACGCTGCGCAAGCTCGCACCAACACCGAAGCCGATACCTGGTTATCACAACGGTTCACACTTTGTGATCGGAGAAGAGGACCCGAACGCATGACATCAGAGTGTTATTACTGCGGAGTGTTGTACTGTCACGCCGCAAAGAAAACAGGCGATCACATGCCATTACCAGAGCGCAACGGAGGCACGGACATTGTTCCGTGCTGTGCCGGTTGTCATGACATGAAGGACAGGATTCCTCTTTATGATTGGCATGATCTTGCATGGAAAGAAATCGATGCATCGTGGCCACTATATGGACGTTACACACGATTATGGTTGGCTAAGTGCCTAGCTCTTTGGAGCGATTCTAATGCTAGGATTGAAGCCGAACGACAGGAGGCAAAGGTCAAACGATGACATACGACAGAGCTATTCGTGCGTTACTCAACGGAAAAGCAATCGCACGTCCGGGATGTAAGTTTATAAGATTAAGGGACTTACATTATCAAGGAGAGGTTTATCAACACATTGCTGGACCAAGTGGTAATGAGGTCCCAACAATATATACAAGCATAGAACAACTACTTGCTGATGATTGGAAATGCGGAACCTACGACAGTTCTACACGGCAAGTTACTTGGGATGATGTTGTATACGATGGTCATGAAAAACCAATCGACAGGTTTGAAGATATTGCAGAGCAACTATTAGACAACCTTACAAAAAAGGCAATCAAATTATGACAAAGCTAATCTGGATCACACCGGAAGCAGAGCAGGTCATCGGGTATTGCGCCAGGGTCTCGAACCCGACAAACCAGGACAATCCTGACGTCACGAGGTTGCTTAGGTATTGTGTCGGTCACGGACACTGGTCAATCTTTGAAATGGCGTCGATGTGCATCGAGGTCAAGACCACGAGAGCGATCGCCGCGCAGCTGCTCCGACATCGGTCGTTCTCGTTCCAGGAGTTCAGCCAGCGGTACGCCACCGTGGTCGAGGACATCGAGGTCCCAGAGATGCGCCTCGCTGGCGCTCACAATCGCCAATCCAGCCTCCCACTACCGAAGATAGAAGAACTGACCAAGGAGCAGCAGGACGCGCTGTATTTGGTTGGTTCATCAATCGAGTTCGCGACCGATGTCTATCGCGATCTCATCGCGCATGGCATGGCTGCGGAGACTGCTCGCATGGTCCTGCCGCTGTGCACTCCGACCACGATGTACATGAGCGGAAGCATCCGCTCGTGGATTCACTATGTCCAACTGCGTACACGCCAGGACACGCAGGTCGAGCATCGCGACATCGCCCAGGGAGTGCAGAACATAATGCTCGAACACTTGCCGATAACGATGGAAGCACTCGCTTAAGACCATACTGATGTGGAGGTTTTTATATGGCACGTAAACAAACAGCAGACAAAGAAATCACACGCGTAGAAGAAAAACCAGAAGGTCTCCTGTGGCTCCTCAAAGCGAGCGAACATGAGATCCTGGAGCGATTGAACGCTGAGGATGCAATCATCTTTGTACATCCTGCGCTTGATGGCATCGTGAGTTTCCGCATCGAAGAGAATCCAGCACATGATCAAAAAGTGGTGCATGTCTGGCGGTAAATGTATAAAGGATTTGCCAGTCCTCCCAGGCTGGTGATTACTGAACAACCAACCAAACAGAAACCATCTGTCGCATGGCCCCGGTTTACCGGACGAAGCCCATGTATACAGATGGTTTTTGGTTTGTCAGAAGTTTACGAAACCGAAGCCGCCGAACTTCCCGAACTCGTGCCAGTTTCGCTTTTTCATGTATAGACCATCACCATCACGCTCGACCGACAGCTCGTCACTTGGTTCCGGTGACGTGTTGCCTTCGACCGTGTAAACACCCCACTCCTCGACCTTAGTCACGATACCAATGTGTGCGATGCGTGAGAGAGCGCTGAAGTAGAAAAGCGCCAAATCACCGCGCCGTGGTCGCTTCGTGGTCGTGCCATCACGGATGTGTTGGACAGGCAACCACAATGAGTTTGCCTTGAACCATCTCGACCAGTCTGGGCAATATGCGCTGCGAGGAAAATCCTCGCGGTACACGATGCCGAGCTGCGTGGCTGCTTGCTTGTGACGGAAGCGGACGTGTGCCGCGCACCAGGGGGAACCAGCAGGGACCGGAGGTTTGCATGATGCTTGATACGCTTCGACAGCTGCTCCTCGATTCTCGCCCACTTCCTGGACGCCAAGGTTTGCGATGGCCAGATCTGTTGAGAGCGATGCGATTGGTCGTACTTCCATGTTGTATACTCCTATTGTCCAACCGGTTCTGTTTCCTAGTCCTGACACCTCGAGCACCCCTCTCGAGGTGTTTCCTTTTTAAGCGAAGGTCTCCGCGTCGTCACTGCTACTCACGATTGTGATGCCTGTCGATGTATGCGTGTAGATAATGTAAATCACTCCGAGGCGCCAGTAACACGCGAGCTCGTCATCGGCGACATTACCCGTCACGACGTTACTTGCAGATGTGATGACGTTGCCCATCGGATCGCGCTTGACCCTCTGGATGTTGCTTGACGATGTCCTAAAGAAGATGTACTCCATGCCGTTTGGCGACACGCAGACAGTGCCATGTGTGCCGGTCCCGATTGTTGTAGCCACTGATACTGTTATCCCTTCGTCGCTGGTAAGGTATCGCTTGACACTCCCATCAGTGTCATCCACGATGATGATGAGCGACATGGCGCCGCTGTTCCGCTGATACGCCAGGCTAAGACATTCCGCTCCTGTGATCGGCGTTGTGACCTCATCCCAGTTCGTGCCGTTGTGCGCCCTGGCGTGATACAGCTTGACGCCTCCACCAGCTGTCACGACACCATACGTCGCCTGTTGCGCTGGACTGACATCCGCAGCCGTGCAGTTCCCTGACAGCACCTCTGTGCGAAACACTGCGCGCTGTCGCTTTGCGCTGTACATCGGATTCACACCGACCGAGTTCAGACTCTCGACGATGCTGTGATTCGCTTTGCCTAGTCCGAACGGTGAGCCAGTCTGGTAATTCCCAAGCGCGTCAAAGGTCGAGTCAGTGCCTCGAGATGATGAGTCACTCGAGAGCTGGAGCGTCACCGTGCCGGATGTCGCCGGATCTCCTGATGTGTCCAAGACAATCCCGTGTGCTGGCCCTCGAAGGATGGCGCCGAATGGCAGGTACAAAGCACTGTCCGTGCCACCATTGACATCGAACGGGTCATACAGATCAGGCGGAAAGTCGCCGTTTATCGAATCGAACAGCGTCTGTGCTGTGATCGTGCCGACACCGATCTCGAACCCATAGGCGAAGTCTGTGCCGGTTGTGGCGTTCGGTGTTGCAAGGATTCCACCGCCATACAACCACGTCGAGATACCAGTGCCACCATTTAGGAAACAGTCCCTCAGTGGAGGCTGTGAGACGCTACAGGTACCACTCCCAGGATACGCCACGGAGTTCGTCGCGGTCCAGCCAGGATGTCGGACGATGCTGTCATCGGACGTGTTGATTTGACCAACAATGTCAACGATAGTCAGCGGTGTGACACTGTATGTCGTGACGCCGGTTGCGCCACCTACAGTCTTTTGCCATCGATAGTCAGACTCCTCCTCGTCGCGTCCGTCGTTCTTCTGTTGCCAGAAGCGGCGTGAATAGTAATATGTCGTGGTGTCCACTTCGGCGACGATGGCCGGTGTGATGTGTTCGTTTTCGTATCCAAGACCACTCGGGACATAATGGCTATTCGTGAAACCATTCGTCGTGTCCTGCTTGAGCGTCGTGGTGCCGAGGTCAATCGCCCCTGTAGCGATGCGTAGACGCTGGCATGACGTGATACCCCAATAAGCCGAGTCGACGCTCTCTGAGCCAGCGTACGAACTGCTAGCGGTATTCTTCCTTGGATAAGGATTGTCCTTGCCATCAGTGAGCGGGAGAGCACTGACAGACCATGCATCCGGACTGCACAGATCGATGGTTACCGTCTGATACGACGTGGTGGCAGCTGTGATATTCCACGTTTTTGTATTTCCGTGAAAGTCCGTGAGCACGAAGGTCCCCGCCACGCCTGTCCCGCTTTGCGCCTTGATCTGGATGTCAAGGTAGCGATATCCCGACATGCCTTCGTATGGTGCAAACAGTCGGTCGTTCGTTGTTCCTGCAATACTCCTGGTCGTGGCATAGGCGAGTGACCAGCCATTGAAGCGGAATCCACGGAACATGCACCGCGTCTCTGTATTCGCCTCGCCAGCAGCTGTGAGCGATGCACCAGTTATGGCACACGAGATGCTTGCCGGAACATCATCGAGCGATGTAGTCAGAGTGTTTGACCCGTAGTCCGGATCCGTCAGGACTGTCGTGGTCGCATAGTCCACGAAGGTATCTGACCCCGACATCGAGCCTGTTCCGGTTATTGTCCTGGACGAACCGTCAAATCCTGTGACCACGACACTCAGTGAGTCTGGGTACGATGTCGACCACGATCTGGTGCGACCGATGACAGCTACACTGCGATCGAGACACGAGCTCGTGCTAATGGTTGCGCTCGCCGTTGAAACAATGCCGAAGCCGTCAGTCGTTCCCAGGACACTGAGACTCCACTCCGTGGCGCTTTGCGCGTGGAATGTGTGAGCATGCGTGATGTCATGCACAGCGACGGTGTTGACCTTGACCAAGGAAACAGCGAAGTCATGGCGAACGTCGCCACTCGAGAATCCATTTGCACTTAGGATCGCGGTGTAGTCTGCTGTTCGCCTCGATGTCGCAGCTGCGGATACGCTGACACTTCCACCATTCGCGGTGATACTACAGGCCGCCGTTGCTCCACTCGTGGTCATCTCATACCAGCGATACGCAGTCCGAGGGGGAAAAACAGTCGGTGCGACGCTCGAGCTGTAGGCCGTCTCAGTTACATCCCAGAGTTTGTCAGTTGATACGGATGCGGTGAAGGTACCTGCACATGTCACACTCACATCTTTGTATGTCGTGGCACCTGTCTCACTTCCAGACGCGAGAACCACGTATCCACTATTTGTCGAACCGTGACCGTTGTTTACCGCTAGGTTCGCACGAAGTTCCCAGGTCCAGGCTGCACCAGGTGATGGTGCATTGACGCTGGTGGCAATGGCGAGCGAACCAAGGAATCCTAAATGTCCGCCGAAGGTGAAGTCTGTTGAATGCGTGTCGTAGTCAGGCTCGAGAGGTTGCACCGCGAACGGATTCCAGATGCGCTCCGTGACGTTTTGTGTGTGCGACATCGTGAGCGTCGATGTACGTGTCCCATCGATGTAGGCCACTACTCGCCACCGTCATTCAGGTATAGACCACGATACACAGCACGTCGAAACTGTTTCACGCCAGCCTCGACCACGAACTCGATCGTCGGAATCGCGATGATGCGATAGACGCCCTTGATGGTCACACCATCAGGTTGCATGATAGTCACCACGTCACGGACCCATAAAGGACGATTCGTCGCGGACAGTACCAAGAAGTCACTCTCCCACTCAATCAGGATTCGACCTGTCATCAGTCGGTCTTTGAGTGCAAGCATGGCCTGGTACGCCACAACACTCGATGTGATGCTCGGATCACTTAGAATGTATGGAACCGGTCGACCTCGCCAGTTGTATGGCCTTGATGCTGGAGCAGTGCCAGCAGTCTGACTCGCATCATCTGCATCGTAGGAATAGATGAGGTCACCATTGCGCGGATCCTGTCCGATGACCGTGATCTGATTGCACTCTGGTGATTCATAATGCGCGCTCATCTTACGGACCACGCGCTTCTGTTGAAGCGCAGCAACGACGCCACCAGCAGCTGCTGCCGCAACACTTTGATACAAAGTCATGACGCTGGTCGATGTCAAGTCAAACGGATTTGACCACTGATATTTGTAGCCACTCGATGTCGGAGACCATCCAGTGATGAAGGTCGCGGCGTAGTCGGTTTTAAGTTTTCCAATCATCGAAGCGATTGTGTCACCACGCTGTGGGACGAAGTTTGAATACCCGCGAGCGATGTCTGGACTGCGAGAAATATTGATACCAAGCGCGTCGTTATATAGCAGGTAAGTGGCCGGAGGATAGCCAGCCATGGTCATCATGTCACCGATGGCGTTTTCTGCGGTGTAGCCGTCGTATAGGATTCCGTCTTGAAAATAGTACAGTTCAAAATCACGCGAGCGGTCCATACCTTCAAACTGAAGCGTACTAAAATTTAGACTCGTATCACCTTGTTCATACTGGATTTGCGGAGGCGCCAGTGTGCCTCTGAATATATCGGTGTATACAGCCGGATCAGCACTGTTCGAGATGGCCACACGAATAGGACGGTCGCCTGTGATCTGCGGCTGTGCCACTCCAGCATCGAGGAGTTTCTGGCGCCTGGCGCTCATCTTCAAAGTGGTGCGCGAAGTCTCATCAACACTCAATACCAAATCATCGATGTACTGAGTGATGTCGACTGGACCATTGTATGTCGATGTCGCAGCTGGTGTGCTGCTCGCCATTGCTGCGGATACACCATAGGTCTGCGTGTATGGACTCGGAGTTGTGATGGTCACCTTGATTCGCAGATTCTGAATGATTCCATCTGGTGTGTACGGAGAAAAACCATCGGTTACAGCAACGGCTGTTGTGACAGTCCCTGCGGATGTTCCAACGACATCACCCCACAGCTGCGGGACGAAGGTCGCACCAACCGGAGGTGGATATCGGAGCGTGATGTTTTTGGAGTAAAAGATTCCGGTCGTCTCATATGCGACAGGCGCGATCTGCACTGTCGGTCTACCATACGGAACTTTCCATGCGAAGCTGCCAGACGGAAGGATGGTGTTTCCTTCGACGTCATTCAAGTCCTCAAACATATGGCAGAAGTTAGCACCGAAGGTCGAGGTCACCAGCACCTCACGACGCTTGAGCGGGATAATCAAAAGGCTGACCTGTCGCTGACCGACAGCACTGGCAGTGGTTACAGCTCGACCAGGATTTTTGTTCGTGTCGCTTTGATCATATACACCTTTTTGTGTGCCATTCTTGTAAACGATGCATGAGCCATCGCCACGAAATACCATCTCGACTGTCGATGCGGATCCATAGCCCCACTGCACTCGAAGGAATGGCAGTGATGATTTGTCGACCCAGTTCGGCACGTACGCGCTTATGTACCAGCCTTGATTTGCAACATACGACGCAGTCGTTTTGACATACTCCGCATTCGCAGTGCCGAGCGTCGTCGCTGTCAGGTAATAATCACCTGCCGCATTGATCTCCATCTGCTTCCATACAGACCCCGTCACGAGCGTGTAGGCGCTTCGTGGAACACGCGCATAGAGTCCGCTGTAATTGCTGGACCATGCTTCAGTGACAGGGAGAGGTGCCGGCATGGCGGTATTTGTCACGGAGTCAAACCAACCGGTAGAGTTGGCACGGTCCCATGAAGTTCCGTCGGCACCAACACACACACGCCCTAAACCAGGACGTGGCTCAGGACAATCGACCTCGACCTTCAAGGGCCAGTTTGTTGCCATCTAGATACGTCTCATTTCAGTGACTAGATTCTGTCGACCTTGCTGGATCATCATCTTCCGCATCGCGCGCTCAAGGTCCGTCGATGCCGGGATGAGTGTCTGTGGGATAATGCCGACGCCACCCTGGTTCGTTGGGTTGTTGCCTGCATTGAGTTCCGCAGCCGTGACACCGATCGCGCCCAAGCGCCCGCCGCCAAAAGTCTGTTTCCGCAGATCGAGCAGATCTCGAGTGGATCCCGTGTTCTTGGCTATCTCGTAGAGATGACCTTCCATCGACTTCGCCATATCCACAAATGCCGCCTGCATCCTGGCTGCATATGCCGCGATGTCGACCATGGTATTGATGAGGCCACCGCCCTTGCCTTCGGTCGACTTTGCTGCACTAGCAGCAGCCTCTGCTGCTTTGCCTATTGGAGGTTTTGTATCTGGAGGCGAAAGTGCTGTGGTGCCTCCAGTTTTCTCGCCGCTTTGCTCCATACTGTCAAAAATGGCATTCATTCCATAGATGGCTGCACCAGCAGCTACAACGCCAGCGAGAACCTTTGCGATACCAGCAGGACCGGCCAGTGCATTGACCAATGCCTCACCCGCTGCTATTAACTTAAGGCCGTTTGCCAACTGCTTCATAACTTTGACTAGAGTGATTATGCCATTGACAATCTGGACTGCGGTGATGGCAGCCAGTGTCGCAGCGATACCCATTAGGATTGTCTGTGCAGCTGAACCATTGACCTTGACAGAGTCGAAAAACTTTGTGATATCTTCCAGGCCTTTTGTAATTGCTGGCGTCACAAGAGCTAGACCAGCACCAAAGATATCACCGACCTTGACCTTCAGCTGTTCAAACGAATCGACGATCGTTGCCATCTGCGAATTTGTATTCTTCGCCATGCGCTCCGTCATGCCGCCGTACTTCTTGTCAATAACGCGAAACAATGCGTCGAGCGTTTCGGACGCACTCGAGATCAATGTTCCGTTTTTGTCGAACGTGATTCCTTCGCCAGCAAAATCCTTTTTGGATAGGCCGAACATCGAGAGCGTTTCAGAGTCTGGCATGATGCCTTGATTCAATTTGCCCATCATGTTGACTAGCGACTTGAGATGCTCTTCGTCAGCACCAAATGCCGCGCCAAGATCCGCGAGTTTCGGGAGTGCCTTTTGCGCGTTCAAACCCATCGCCTGCAATCCGACTGCGGCGTTCGCGAGCTGCTTTGTGGTGAACGGTGAAGGACCGGCGACTTCACGAACCTTTGCCATAACCTTCGCTGCTTCGGCTGCGGATCCTGTAACGACTTCAAGTCGTGTGGCTAGTTCTTGAGCTTCTCCGCTTGCAGTGAGTGCAGACTTTCCGAATGCCACCAGTCCGCCAAGAGCACCGAGTGTGGCGCCAAGACCCGCAAGTTTAGACAGCGAGTCGCCAAAGCTTTGAGCCGACGACTTAGTATGGTCTAAAGAATCAGCTGTCGACTTTGCTTCAGTCTTGATTGCCTTGAGCGACTGGACCGCGTCATTCGCGCCTGAAACTTTGAAAATTATGTCAAAAATGCCGAGCGCCATTAGAGTGTCCTTTTAGCCATGACCGACATTATGGCCTTGACAATTTCCACGATCTGATTGTCCCAGACCTCAGCAGCCCATGCGACTTCGGCTAGTTCGTCCAGGCTCAAATCGGTCTCACGGGGATGGCGCTTCAAATGCCGCACACTTGTGTACAGTATCGATTGCGCCACCCCGCTTAGCCGTTTGGGACTTCGTCTACCGCCGCTGCAAAGTCAATCGGAAACGCTTTGGCGAACTCAGCCACGACATAGAGGTATATGTCAGACCGGTCTCGAGCGAGCTGAGCGAAGCGACGTCCGGGATTGATTTCACCATCACCAGGCTGAATCACATAGCACCGCGCCATGATCATCAGGATTTGCAGCATCTGAGCTGGAAACTCAGGGTATGCAATCTTTAACATCTTCTCAACTTCGGGTCGAGGAAACAGATCGGATGCCTTTGGTTCGCGGAAAACGATTGAACCTGGCGCTCCGATGAAGCGCTCGATGTCGACGACGTGATTCGGTCGACCTTCTAGTTTGGGAATGTTGTCAAAGATTGAACTCAAGTTATGATCCTGACAGACCAGTGATTCCGGACACGCCAAGCTTGATGGTCGCGGTTTCGGTCTGTGTTTCTTCGGGAGTCAGGGATAGCCCTGCTTCTGTCACCATACCAAAATACTTCACGACGTTGCCAGCAACGGACCCTGCGCCATCGAGGTCGACGTCAATCTCACAGCCGAAACCGACTTTGCTTACAAAGAGTGGACCAGTGGTGTTGTCGATGTACAGCTCGAGGTTGACTGTTCCTGCCTGTGTCGTCGGAAGTGATGCCTCAAAGACCGCGCAAAGCGCTGTCGCATTGACCATGTTCTGTGTGACTGTTGTGCTAAACGACTTCGCCAGACACTGGACAGATGTAGCTGTCGTGGTCGGGAGTGCAATCGTGTCGCCGGTTAGGGCAGCTGCAGTAAAAGTGATCGTCAGTGCGACGTCTTTTGCGAGTAACGGACGGGCCATGTTGGTTATACCTCTGGAGTTATTGTGGCGATGTAGAGTTGTGATATGCCATTATCGACGCGACCATCCTGCGACACGTCGACCGATGATGATACCGATGCACGATTCAAAAAGAATACAGGCGTCGTGCTGTTTACACTTTGCTTGTTAAGCAGTGTATCGATTCGGTCCACGATGGCCTTGATGCGCGCCATTGAGACAGCACCAGACTGCGTGTCCCAGCACCACACCTGATGGCTTGACGTGGTCACGATGCGGCCACCACACATCGATGTCGTGTCAGTCTGGCCAGCGTCAGTGTGACGCACCACGATGTATGGCACCTGTGGCTGTCGGAGGCTGATCGGGTCCTTTTCCGGAGCGAGGTACAAATAGATACCTTGCTGGTACGAAGGCGATCGGTTGTCTACCGCCAGCAGTCCCTGAAGCGTTGCATCAGCTGTGAGTGTGTCATAGATCCACTCATCCACAACTAAGGATTCAACCATTGAAGTACTTCCTCACCACGCCAGTGAACACCGCCCATGCCTTTTCAGATGCTGGAATGGCAAACGGTCTGTTCTTCTTGAACTCGAGTATCTTGCCATAAGGCTTCGAGATACTGATGATGTACTCGTAGTCGTTTACTGGGCTAATCAAGATCGATGTCCTAAGAGCACCAGTCGGCGCAGCTGGTG